AAAGCCTCATTGTTGCCCATGATCTGGGCAGTGGAGGCGGTAGGCATGGGAGCCACCAGTAGGGAGTTGCGGAGTCCATGAGTCTTGATCTGTTCCCTAATTTCATTCCAAAATTCATTGGTTTCTTTCCCCCACATATCATGTTGAAGAATACCCTCGGAGGCTGGAGACCCCTTGAAGGTTTCGTACGGCCCTTCCTCTTTGGCCAACGCACATGACTCGGTCAGAGCCGCGTGGTAGATGGCCTCGAAGATGCCGGTGTTAAGTTTGCGCGCCTTGGGCTCGTCGAACGCCAACCCAAGCATCTGAAACACGTCAGCCATCCCCTGAACCCCGATACCTATGGGGCGGTGGCGCATGTTCGAACGCCTGGCCGCCTCTGTTGGGTAGAAGTTCTTGTCAATCACCCGGTTCAGGTTACGGGTGATGACGCGCGTCACGTCATGAAGCTCCTCGAAGTCGAAGTAGGGAGTGGAACCTGATGATCCGTCAGCGCCACCATACGCCGCCGTCTTTACGAAGGACGGAAGGCAAATAGAGGCCAAATTACACACGGCCGTCTCGTCCGATGAAGACACCTCCAGAATCTCAGTGCACAAGTTGCTCGACTTGATCGTTCCAATATTCTTCTGATTGCTCTTCTCATTTGCAGCATCCTTGTAGCACATATACGGCGTGCCAGTCTCAACCTGGCTCTTCAGGATGGCGTCCCAAACCTGCCGAGCCTTGACGGCTTTCTTGTACCGGCCTTGAGCTACGTATGTCCGGTACAACTCGTTAAACTCTTCACCGTACACATCGGGAAGCCCGGGGCACTCGTGGGGACACATGAGGTGCCAGTCCTCGTCCTTCTCCACCTTTTCCATGAAAAGATCGGGGATCCACATGGCCGTGAAGAGGTCGCGGCACCGCATTTCCTCATCCCCCTGGTTGAGGCGCAGCTCCAGGAACTCCATGACGTCGGCATGCCACGGCTCCAGGTAGATTGCGAAAGAGCCCTTGCGTTTCCCGCCACCCTGATTGACGTACCGGGCGGTGTTGTTGAAGACGCGGAGCATCGGCACGATACCGTCGGCGACGCCGTTGGTGCCCTTGATTGCCGTACCGTTTGCACGGATGTTCGAACAATGGATGCCGATTCCACCCGACCACTTGGAGATGTGGGCGCACTCCTTGAGCGTCTCATAGATGCCCTCGATGCTGTCATCCTTCATGGCCACCAGGAAGCAGCTCGACAGCTGTGGGTGGTTTGTACCGGCATTGAAGAGCGTCGGGGTCGCGTGCGTGAAGTGTTTGAGGGACATGTGGTTATAGGTTTCTTTGACGCGCGGGATATCATCTCCGTGAATGCCAACAGCCACGCGCATGAACATGTACTGTGGGGTCTCTCCCACATTCAGATATCCCTTCTGAAGCGTCTTGATTCCAAAGTATCCAAAATCGTAATCACGATTGTGTTGGATCACAGCATCCAGTTCCAAGGCTACACACTTCATGAAGTGGTCGGATACGACACCCTTGACGTGTAGTGCGACCATAGCGTCGCTAAAAGTCTTGGGGCAATTCTTCTGAAGATTAGAGACGGTCACGCGCATCGCGAGGGTCTCATAGTCCGGGTGCTCGGTGATCATCGCCACAGCCACCTCGGCCGTCAAGTTGTCAATTTCTGAAGTGGAAATGCCATCATACATGCTCTGGAAAACCTTCTGAGCCACCTTGTCTGGTTGAACATTCAGGGGCTCGAACTCCGGCGCTTGATTTAGTTTTGAAATTCGTCGGGTCACCTTGTCGAACAACATTTCAACCACATCTCCTGACCTCTTGACGACCTTCATTGTGTAATAAGTGTCGGCTTTTTTTATCCCTGTATACATCAAATGAGCACCCGTCTGCTCCCCACGCCTCTCACGGATGCTTTCTTTTCTGAATTCAATCGTGAGCAGATTCACGGCATGATTATAGATTCAGTCCAGGCCAAGACCGGTGTGAAGATAGAGCGCCAGAATGACTCGGATCTGCAGGCGCTCATGAAGCGCGTCTATACCAACATGGCTCGGGATCAATACAGTGAAGTGCGTGGTCAGGTGGCGGCCATGAATGCCCAAGTCGCCAAGGAGGCTACAGCCACCGTATCGACGGGCGTCCTCCAGCAGCTCGTGTACCTGCGCGATATCTCTTCGAACCCAGTGCCCCTCGCTGCACCCGTCAGCACGAGCACGTATGGAAATAAAATGCCATACAACAGCAAGATTGCATTCTAAATGAGGGCACTGGATGACATCCTGATTGGATTTTTCATTTTCTTCGCCATAGACCGAGCGATCCGTCTCTTGAGTAGCACGGTCGTAGCGCCTTGGGCAGAGAAAAAGTCCCATGATCACAACACCGTGGAAAACTGGAAAACAGGAGCCGAGCTGGCCATGCTTCTGGTGGCGCTTGCGGTCGTGTTCAAAATGCGCCGCTTCATCAACAAAGCTTAGAGAATTAGCGTGTTATTTTCATAATGAATAAGTTTCGTGACGAAACTGCCGAGATGTGTAAAGTCAAGGGGTGGGACAAAGCCCCAGTAAGTATCGTATGGATGCTTCTGAACGAAGAGATGGGTGAACTGGCGTCCAGTATCCGCCAGAATCAAAGGATATACAAAAAAACGGGTCTCAAAAAGGATCGGGGAACTGACGTCATGATGGAGATGGGTGACGTGTTCAGTTACCTATTCCAGTTGGCTCATATGTTGAACGTGGACATGGACACTATGTGGGAGCTTCACCGCCAGAAAGTCCAGACGAAGGTATATGCAGGAACTAAAAATAATGTAAGCGTATGTTAATATGGCTACGGCCGCTATGGTGTGTGATGACCTGAGCATCAATCGCTTCAACCCGTACACGTGGTCTGGAACCTTCGGTGTTTATTCCGATGGGTTCCCGAGCACGATTCCAATTGATGGCTCCTATACCACTGAAATTAGCGAGGAGCCCACGATTTACACCGATTCCCTTGCTGGCGGCAATGACGCCAACATGAATCTATCTGGATCCATGTACTTAAAGACGGCAGAGTCGAGCCCCGCGCCGTTCCGTGGTTTCCCAGCACGCAAGATTGAGTTTCAAGACGGTACAGTGTCGTGGATGCGCCCAGGGCAGCCATGGAGCTGGGAGGGCGGCAAACGCGCCAGCGACGACACGTGGACGGCAGGAGTCTTTAAGGGACAGGAGTTGCTCATTTGGCTCGCGTTTATAGCACTGGTCGTGTATCTGTTTTCACGCATCAAAAAGTAGCAACCTTTGGAGCTACAACCTTGACCAATTTCTTTGATAAATTCTCTTTTTCAATTTTAGATCGTTCATCCAGCTTGGGGCACTTGTGAACCTCGAGCTGAATGCACTTGGCACAAAAGTCACCTGTGCACTCACGACACTTGAGGAACCGGTTCTTGTGACTGCACATCATCTTCTATTTCACATGCAAATTCATTCTTAAACTGCATGGGCGGCTCGTCCACCAGCTCACACAGTCCATGTTCCCTTCCTTTGAGTATGCGATCCCAAGCTGCTTTCATGGCCGGGAGATGCTTTGCGAACCAGGCGCGGTCACGCTTGACGCGGACAACCACATACTCTTCTTGAGTTGGGGGAACACTTTCAGCGTTCCCCGGTCGGTACTGGATAAAATCACACTCCTCCAGATCTGTAATCTCTAGCTGAAGTTGCACTTGAGGTAAGTAGTGCTTGGGCACCTTTGCCTCGATCTTGCGCGTCAGTGGGCACTTTATCTCGATGAGGAGCCCATCTTCCGTGACGCCATCAGGTGACGCCCCGAGCCACGGGTACTCGCGATGCTGTACGAGGCCAATCTCATGTGACTTGCGACCGGTGCGCTGATCATAAAGGTCGCGCACCAGGGGCTCGAGTGCGGTGCCGTGTGCGGTCGCCGCGTTACCAGCCCACTTGGTCTTGAGCACCTTTTTCTTGACAAATGCATCTGGAGTTTCGTAGCGACTCTCACCGATTGCACTTGCCACATCACTTGCCGTGATCATTTGATCACGGAGCGCTAACCATTCATCAGATCTTTGTTCTGCATATTCAGCCGCAAGGAGCTCCTTGGCTCTCGCCACTACGTCCCTCCCGTTTTGGGGGTCCTCCATTCTTACTCTTGAATCGAGGATCCGTCTTAAGTACAATTTCTGCTGCATTTTGTTCCCCCTGTTTCTTTGTAAGTGCAAAACCCGCCCCACATTCCATACCGTCCACTATGACTGTTATGAAAAACTGTCCGTTCGCTTGGCCATCCACACGATACTCAGGAAGAGGGTATTTAAGAGCCTGACACCACCGCATGAGTTGATCCTTGTAATTGTCATCCACGAGAGACGTCTCCACTTTTGTGAAGGAATCTAGAACAAATTTCTTGGCGTGAACCATTCCAAGATCGAGGTAGATGGCGCCGACCAAAGCCTCAAACACGTCTTCCATAATGTGCTCGTTGGTGTTCCACCCGTTGCGATCACCTTTTTCATCCATGAGGATCAACTTGTCAAGGCCTAGAATCTTTGAAATTTCACAGAGGGTCTTGCCCCGGACCATCTTCGTACGCGCCTTGGTCAAAAACCCTTCTTGATGTTTTTCATATTTGTCAAATAGATGTTTTGTAATTATAAATCCTAGTACAGAGTCCCCCATGAATTCAAGAGTTTCGTACGAACCAGTCAGACCAGAGTACCGCTTCAACGCGCTTTTGTGAGTGAAAGCCCGTTGATACAGTTCGATATTGTTGATTTTTGTCCCAACAAGGGAATTTAGCTTATCACGTGACAAAGTTGGAGGAGACTCCATTTGTTTTGTATTACATTACACGCGTACTTTTAAGCCATCAGACAACCTAAGAAGCCGGCGCCTTCGCAACCTTTGGGCGAACCTTCTTCTCCTTTGGGGCCTCACCCTCC